TTTTTCGTGATGTACCACATGCAGAGCAAGTTGCAGACGATCGGATAGCCAATATTTGAGATTGCCGTGACGATACTATCCATTCATTTCCCTCCTTTCTTTGATTATATTGTAACGCAAAATTTGTAGAAAAAACAGTCTTGTCTTTTTCTCCCGGATGTGTGAAAATTGTTCTTTCGGTGATTGTGTTGATTGTCAGCGTCCTGAAAGGCCCGGCGAGCGGCGGTGTACCTAACAGGGCGGCGGGCCGTCGCCGGGAGCGTCCGGTCTGAGTAGCTTTTATTTTTTACAAATAAGTAAAACACCCCTCCTCTTGCCCCGCAGGGGCAAGGGAGGGGGTTTGGGGGAGGGTGTCCCGCCCCCATCCAGGTCTACCGATTTGAGTTATGTTTATCTTGTCGTTAAATTTCTCTAGCCGCGACTTGCTATAATTCGTACTGTCTTTTAGTAACTTTAAATTGTTGATGCTTTACAAACTCATCATAATACATCTCTTCCTTTTCTTCTAACTCATTTATTCTTTCTTTCTGTTTTCTTATATTTTCATTTTTTAAATTCTTAACCCATTGAGAGTATCCATTTTTATCTAGCCAGTTTATGTAATATTTTGGTAAACTCACTCCTTTTGTTCCCGGTAGCTGAAGTGTTGGCTTTTGTAGAATTTCTGTTAAGTGCTCTTGCAAATATCTCTTTCCTATACCTGGAGTTGAAGAAATGAATTCTTCCTGATATCCTAGGACTTGTTTTCTCTCCTTATCTTTGTCTCCTTTGTAAGACTTTTTTAGCGTGTACCTTGCCGTGTATGCCATACAAGCCGTACTTGCATTTGACAATTTTATTAACCCTTTGCCCCAGATCTGGTCAAGTGCTGTTGATCCATACAGGTTATATCCTGTATGGGTTCTTCCTGCCTCATACAGTGTTTGGTGAATTTCTGGATCATCTGTTAATAATATCATGTGGTAGTGAGGTCTGCCGTTTTTCTCTCCGTATTCTCCTGATAACATATATTCAATATTTTGAAATCCTCTTTTTCTCGCTCTATCTCTTAAAACTTCTTTAAATTCCTTTATTTCTTTTCTATTTAATACTGGAACCTTTTCAATGGTTCCATCTTCTCCGCAGAAGTCCATGAAAGTTAAGTATTCATCCTCATATGTTATCGTAATAAAATAGCTGTATGTAAAATATCTTGCGTCTGCCCATGCCTGTTTTGCTCTATCGTAAGCTTTTCTTAATCTACAATAATGGCATTTGCCGCAAGGCACTGCGATTCCCTCTATTAGTTTATATCTTTTTCTTAAATTATTAATATCTTCTTCGCTTTCTCTATTTGTTACGTTTAACCATTGTCCGCCGTTGAAGTAAACATATTTTGTATTAAACCCTCTGTATAAAATTTTATCTCCTATACTTCCGTCTTTCTTTTTCATCTTGCCTATTTTAAAAATTCTTTTGGGCATCAAACATTCTTGTATCGCCATAAAAACTCCCTTTTTGTAGACCGGGGGTCAAGGGGGCGGAGCCCCCTTGTAATTAATAAAAATCTTCGAACGTCTGTTCGATTTCTAGACCTTCTGGTAACGAAAACGCTACCCCCCTTGTTATAATAGCGTTTTCGTGGGAATTATGCTACCAGAGGCCATCCATGAAGCCCTCTATCCCGTCTACTATGTAGTTTAGACCGTTGTTGATTAATCCGTTGATTCCGGCATTAGCATATAATGCACCTAGCGCGTTTACGCCTTTCGTTTCCAGGTTATTTTTCCATGTTCCCTGAGATATCTTGTATTGATTATCAGCTGAATATTTCTGTGCGGCGTAGCTTCTATCCGCACCGTATCTGCTTGCCGCCGCCGCCGCATTAGCCGCCGCTATTGTTGCATTAGCCGCGATCTGAGCCGCTTGCAGTTGAGCTTGCATCTGCTTTTCAGCGATTTCTTTTTGACTTCTGATTTGCTCTATCGTGTTAGTATACGATGTCATGGCGTTTATGATATCTGTTGCTTGCTTTGGAGAATCTGCTGTTGCGGAATTACCAGCAGGTGTGCTCGCCCCCTCTGCGTTGACCGCAAAAATTGGATTCAGTCCTGCTTTTTCGGCATCTGTCATCTTCCGTTGAAGTGCGGTATTCGAGAGACGCTCTTGAAAGTCTCTATTCTTCTGCGCTTCTGCGGCGTTGAAGGCATTTGTCTTTTCAGTTTGCGCGGCGTTAAAAGCGTTCTGCTTATCCGCCTGGTTTGTAAGCCATGTAGCGTAGTCTGTCATGTCTATCCCTCCTTTGTGCAATTTGTATATTTTAATGCCCTCAGCTGACGCCGATCGGACGCTAGCTGAGGGTTATCATTGCTCGAGATTTGTGCAATATCACTATACTCTTTCGAGTCCTGGAATGCTGTGAACTGGCATCATTCTCGTATGGTTATTTCCGAAAAAGAAATTTCCGAAAATCTGCGGCACTTTTGCGGTCGGTTCGATTGCAAGTGATCTGCTGACATTTGTTGGATCTTCTTTCAGCCATTCTGCTGACATAGTCGGTTCCTCAGTGTAGTTGTCTGACCACGTCCATGGTGAAAGCCCTCCTTGAATGTTCGGTCTGATCGCTCCTGTGATTTGATTCGGTACATATTTGTATTCTGCCCCATACTCCTGATATCCCCAGATTGGATAGTTCTCTCCGTATGCATCTCGGAGCGGCACAACTGTTGTTTCATCAGCATACAGCTCATATTTGTACACCGGCACGTCTCCGATATTTGCGTATTGCGGCATATAGAAATCGTCGAGAACTTTCCGCGTCCACTGACGCCGGATGCCCTGCGAATAGCTGTGATTGTATCTTGCTACGCCTACTGCCATCAGCCATCCATGCTCGAGAAAACTCTTTGTGAACGCGTGTGGTTTATCGATATTAGTGAGCGATCGTCCCGCAATGTTTCCCTGCGGTGTTGTCCCCTCTGCTGACCCTGATGTCTGCACGACTTCCGCAATTCTGATTGTAGTGTGCTGGATTCCGAGAAGTTCAGATCTTCCCGTTTCGATGTCCGGCCCGTCTACTCCAAAAAATCCTAAAAGGAAGTTCTGATATCGGTTCCCGCACCTTGCGCTAACTTCTGCGATCTGCTGCTTTGCGATTGACTTTCTTAAGTTTGCAATCGTAAAACTGTTAATGAATCCCGGGTTCGCTTTTTTCGTTTCTCCTGAGAGATCAACGACAAGGTTTGATGGAACTAGTGCTTTAGTCCCCGCCATGTTTTCTGTAGTGCTGGTTATCCATGGACCCTCTGCTATTTTACCGTTTAACGGATCAGGTGAAATATCTCTGACTCCGAATGCCGCTCTGTATGCCTGTCCGATTGTTCCGACACTTTCACCATCTTTGTCCTGCCATTCGACTGGATAATCTGCTGGCAGTGCATTTTTTCCTGCATTTGTTGTGTTGACATTGAGCACAAGTCCGCGCAGCCCATCAAGAAGATTGATGTCATCTGCTCTTTGCGGCTGAGGTAATACGCTTGTGAAATAGTCATGCTTTTTGTTCGCTTTGAGCGGTCTTCCTCCCTTGACCGGATCTTCAGCGTCGTAGTTGACGTCTCCGTTCCCGAAATCTACAAGAATTTCGTTGTCATAATTAACGTCCCTGAACCAGTCATTGTAGACTTTTCCGTACATACGGAACGGCAGTGCGTTGATCGCGATCTGCTGAGATCCGAGTTCCTGTTCTGTGCTTAATGGTAATCCGAAGTAATCCCAGATCGTATTAAGTCCGTCATCTCTTTTTGCGAATCCCCGCATCCTGAGTTCCGGCAGTCTGACCGGTGTTTTATCGAGCCATGCGCTTGCTGTTTCTCCGCAGAATGCTTTCCATCCGTCCCACAGAAGTCGGTTCGGACAGTAGAACCAGTAGATATCGAACTCAAGGCTATCGTATGGTACTACTGCTAATGTCTGCATTCTCAACGCGAAATTACAGTTCATGTCTACCGTGTCGTTCGGAAGGATTTCCTCGATATAGATTGGGACGATGTCTCCGACTTGAAACCCTGTCGCCAGTGTGCTATTTCTCGCGAACCTGGATCTCTTCATCAGACTTGGGTCCGTGCCGCGAGTCTCACTGAAATTATAGTTACTATTCCTGATCTCCTGACTCTGCGCTCTGCTCCGGCTTTCTGATTTCTTTGCGCTCATGCTCCATTCTCCTTTCTCTTATATATCTCTCGATCTGTGACGTCCTCATTCTTGTAAGCCTTTCGACTTGATCCCCGATGAATTCTGGTACCTCATGAAGCTCCTGCGGAAGCTGCGTAGTGTCGATCGTGTCCTCCCCGTTCCATGGATTGATTTCCCCGAGTCGTACTCTTTGCATCATTGCGACCGGGTTCGCCTGTTCTGCGTAACTGTCTGTCAGCTCCTGAATGTCGTATGTTTCCGATACTTCGAGGCTTGCCTCTCCGGTTATTTTGTCTCTTTTGACTTTGTAAACCGGCTGCATTCGCTTTCCCGGTTCTGATGCTTCTGTTCTCAGTGGTCTTGTGATCTGCCATGGCATTAACTGCATATCGTCTCTCCTTTCTATAGTTTGATTCCCGGACATTGCATCCGGGAAGAATTACATGATTTCTATGAGGTCCGTATCTGTCATTACGTCAAGCGGATTGTACCCATCCACTGTTGCCAGTCTGTATAGGTTGACTTCATCTGCTGTGATCCCCGCCTGTTCCATCTGCTTCTTGACGTTCAGTACTGCCGTCTGATCGTTTGTGTAGCTCATAATTGTGATAACCTTCATTGCTGTCCTGTCGTACAGCGCATAGATGTTGATAGGGTCGTATTTCTTTCTCTGTTCGTTCATAATATTGTTACCTCCGTTACCTTGTTTCTTTTGAGTTTTTTGAAACATTTGTTGAATGCTTCCGACGCCTGCAGCCAGATATACCTCTCGGCTACATTAGTTGATAATTCATAATATCGTGCGGCTTCGTCCCAGTTGTAAGCTACATGATCGCGTTTGAGTCCGCTCTGGTCGATAAGTCTTACATTTGTAATGTCTGTCCAGTCATAGCCTTTAACAGCTTCTGCGAGGTCTGACACCTGTCTGCTGACTTCTGTTCCGTCCCATAATGTTAATACCCACCTTACTGCCATGATCGCCGCCTTTCTTCCGTCCAGATCACGACGGATGTGACTTCTTCTCCGATCTTAGCCGCTTCATAGGCTGCTCGGATTTGTCCTGCACAGTATCCCGCGTATGCTTGATTATGGCGTCTTGCCAGATTTCCCTCTCTTGCCGATTTTTCATACCAGGCTTTCAGCTCCGTGCTATCGATCGGAAACGTTCTCTGCACTTCGATCTGGTTAATCTCTGCGGCGGTACATCCTGCTTCTTTCAGAATCTTGAGCGGAGTCAGCAGCTTCTCCCTGTCCGCCTTGTGAATTTTTATGGTTGGCAGGTTTGACCGCCATAGCAGATAGCGTGTCATAATCTTGTCCCTCCTCTGCTCACCAGGGACGCTCCGTTTGCTTTGCGCTGACGGTTCGCCGTCTTTTTAAAGATTGCCTTGTCGCGCCTTTTGTTGGTTTTCTTTCCTTTCATGATTACACTTTTCCTCCTGTGATCTTGATTTCATAGTACTCAAGCGGGTAATAGTGACCAAATCCGTCCGTGGTTCTTACTCTCAGATACGGCAGGTTTCCATCGATATTGTCGGTGTTTTCAAATGCCGCCTCTTCGTAGTCTCCCGGGAGATAAATAACTTCCTCGTCTCTTCTTCTTAACTCGATTGTCATTCCCTTTAATTCAACCATCGTTTTCCATCCTTTCTCGCAGATTATCAACTGCGTTCGTAACTCCATCCAGTGCGGACTGGAGTCTTGTTAATGTGTTGTTCATCTGATCGTCTTTTTTCGTGATGTACCACATGCAGAGCAAGTTGCAGACGATCGGATAGCCAATATTTGAGATTGCCGTGACGATACTATCCATTCATTTCCCTCCTTTC